AGACGGGTTTTGTCCATTGGATGTTTTGGGTCATTTTTTTACCTTTCTAAACGGTTTAAGGTGACTTATGCCTTGATGCATGCCAGCAGGGCAATATTTCTAGGGCGGGTTTCAATGCCGCCAGCCGGTTCGGTTTGGCCAACAGTGTCAATCGATACGGTTGACGGATTGCTCCCCCTGTCGGTGTCGGACATGTGGTTGACACCGATGCCGTGGCTGTGGCTTCGGAATTCATCTGCCTGCCATGAGCCTATGACACGTCCGTTGTCGACAGTTCGCCCGTCGTCCCAACTCCTGATGAATTCACCGCGCAAATCCGGGAGATTAAAGGTAGTACGTCCGTCGCCTGCGCCATAAGTGGTGCCGATGAGGGCGAATAAGTTGGCATAGACGGTGCGCGATACTGCCGCTCCGTTTGCTTTGAGCCAGCCGAAGGGGACGGTGGTATGGGCAAAATAGGCGATTGCGCCTGTCGGGACGCCGACGTTCATGGTTTGGTTGTCGACTTTGGCGACCAGTCCGGGCGTGTCCCAGCCGATAGCAATCTGATGCGACGCTCCGCCCAGCCCGATTGTGCCGCCACGCTTGATTGAGTTATCAAACGCTTTATTGAGCGCAAACGATGACGGTACGGTTGCAACCGTGTGGTCATCGGGGCTGTGGCTTACTTTACGGGTTGTAATGACGTCCGCACCGTCGTACTGGAGCGTGCCGTCATTTTTTAGTTGTACGCCCTTGTTTGTCTTTTTATTGAGGATGTAGCCGCCTGCGGCATCAGCGCCGATGTGCAGATAATTATTCGCGTCAAACAATGCTTTGCTGTCGGATACGGTAATGCTTTTGTAAAAATTAGGGTCGTCCATGCGGGCTTTTACCCTGCCCAGCTCGTCATAAAGCCAGCGTGTACGGTTTGCCAGCTCCCGTGTCGGGCGGTTGTCAATGCCGTTAGGGCCGCCCTGTACAGGGTCGGAGGTCTCCCATTGGTAAATGCCCGCCTCCCAGCGGCTCATCTCGTTTAAATTTGCCATCTATGCTGTACCTCGATTAAACGTGCCGTCCCTTAATGCTTGTCCGTTGTGCCTCAAGGAGACGTGTTGGTAATCCAATGCCGCCAAAACACATCGGGCAGGTGCAAACGCCCGCAATGTTCGCCTCAGCAAGGCTGCCTGATCGTTAGTGATGGTATTGGTCATAATGATGCGGTAATGCGCCCAACGGTCTGTATGCCCGTGTGTATAACTACCGTCACGGCGAATTTCGCCGTTATGCTTTTTATTACTAAGCCCTTCGATAATTTCCACCTCACCGAACCCAAGACGGCGCACAATCTCGCGTATTGCCCAGGGTGTGCCTTTGTACCTGTGGAGCTGGTAGGCCCCTTTGATGAGTTTGCGGCGGGTTTCGTCGCTCTCAGCAAGCCAATAGCCGTCCTCGCCCAATATGCTTCGACTCTCAGCCAACAGTTCCAAATGTTCGGGCGCGACCAGCTCAGTCAAACGCGGCATCAGCTTGACCGCGTCAATGTCGCTCATCCTCAAGCCCAAATCGGCCAACATCCGATAACGTTGGTCGCGCTCGATAACTGAGGCATAACTCAGTGTTGCCATTGTTGTTACCCCTCTGCCGTTTCGGACGATGCCCGGATATTGACGGACGTACATCTTGCCCATTGGTCGGGCTTGACGACGGTTAGGGTCGGTTTTTTAAGGACTACGTTATAAACGCCAGCGACTTTTAAAACTGTTTGGATGTCCAAAGGCACAATATCCATGCCCAATTTTTCGCGTCGCGTTACTTCATATTCCGACCATGCTTGTTTTGCTGCCGCCAAAACCTCGGCAGCATTCCCCCCGGTATACAAAACCAGCTCTGCGTCCAGCGTATAGTCGATTGCTGCCGGAGCAGTTACAGTTACCGTGTCGCAAAGCGGACGGACGCGTTCTCCGGACAAAAACCTTTGCACCTCGCTCACCAACTCCGAAGACGGCAACCCGTTTTTGGTTAATAGCGTTACCCTTACTTGCCCCCCTATCGGCAGGCCGTCCGACCCCGTTAAATTGCCCACATGTACGTCGCAAATAGCAGGGCTGACACGGCGAGCAAAATACTCATAAGCCCCGACAGGGCCTGCAACACTAAAACTTTCCGGTGCAAGCAGGATGCGCTGTCGGTATGCCTCATCAGATTCTTCCGCCGCGCCGCCTGTCGGCACAGTAGTGTTGACGGCTGTAACGCCGTCAATCGGATTGACAAGCGTATTAACCTGCCCAGCGGCAAAACCATTACCGGACACGCCGGTTTGGAGGCAGACAGCCTCCAAATCTAAAGTACGGCTTGACGGCGAGAGCGTGCCGGATGCAACCGTCCGATACACGGTCGCTCCAGCGGCCACTTGAGTGCCTTGTGCAATCAAAACAGGTTCCGCTTTGGCGGTAGCCAACGTAAAACGGATGGTGCATCGGGCGGCGGAGGCTTCAAGCCGCGGAGTGTTGACGTCATCGCCGCATAAATCCAACATCAACCCCGTTGCAAAACGCGGGTGCTGTTGGCGATAGGCTTCATTGACCGCTTTGCGCACCAAAGTCTCACGATAGGCATAGGTGTTGATGAGAAGACGCTCGATGTGGGCGGGTTGCAGGGTTTTACCACTGCGGGACTCATAATCCGTAATGGTTTGCGCCAAGATTTCGGCTAGGTCGTCCGGAACCGCCTTAACCTCGTCCCGATTGAGTTTGCTCAAATCCATGCCACCTGCTCCAATCTGATGTCTGTGCTATAAATCTCGCCCGCTACCTCATCCGCAACGCGCCAGTAAACCATCATCGTCAGATGTGGCGCAGCGCCGCGGAAAATAATGTCTTCGACCACTACCCGCTTTTCCCACGTCTGTATTGCCAACATGGTCGAGCGGACGATATTGGGGACAAACACGTCTTCGGGTGTGTCCAGCCATTTGTAATGGTCGGAGCCGAAATCAGGACGGGTAACGTCCGCACCTTTGCGGGTGGACAGGATATTGCGGATACATTGGTCGATGTCGTCCGCACCCTGAACCACGCCCGAGCCTTCGGGCGCGAGCTGCCAGTGTTTCGAGATAGGCGCAGCGTAAAACATCAAAAAATCCCTGTATCGCTTATAGATACAGGGATTGTAGAGAAGGCCGTCTGAAACGCCTTTTAATGCGGTTTAATGATTTTTCGGCTCGCCGGTTTGCCCGCCTGAATCGCCGTCATGGATGTGCTTGCCGATATTGATGCCGTTGACGATAAGTTCGCCTTCAATGATGACTTTACCCTTAATATTCGCCGCCTCACCGCCGCCGGCATTACTGGCCGTCAAACCTGCGGTATAGGTCAACAGCCCTTTTACCGTCGCATTACCCGTGATTTCTGTCTCCGGTGATTGGATGTCTACTTTTTTCGCCGCTTTGATTCGGACTTTACCCGGCGTCTCAACGACTACTTCGCCGCTACTGCGGTCATGCGAGATGACCGTGCCATTGGTAAACCGTTTGACCCATTTGTTTTGGTCGGATACAGGTGGCTTATCTGAGGCATTGTAAATCGCGCCGATAACGCAGCCGGTCTCACCCCGCACATCCAGCAGGCAGACAACCAGTTCGCCCACATCT